GTATTTAAGAAAAGTATAGACAATAAAACAGAATATGCTATAATAATCTCGAAGCTATGTGAACGGTAGGGCGGGCGCGCCTGTAGAAATACGATGCCGCGCGGAGAATATCCGACGAAAACTACCCGTAGCTTCATTTTTATTTGGGAGAAAAAATTATGACAGAATTTTATCTTGGAGAGCCGGTAGAAAGGGAAGTAATCGGGAAAAAACTCCGTGTTGAACACCTGGCGGATCATACCTTAATAAAATACGGAAACAAGTCGCTCACCCTGCGTAATGAAAGTGTGCTGGAAGGGCTTGCGTCCGCCGTTGAATGGGCAATAAAGGATCTGGCGGACATAAACCGGCTTTGTTATGTAAGGCGCAAAAACGGGCTTTCATATCCGGCCTGTTGCAAAAAAGAAGTTTGCCCGGGGCCGAAAGAATGCGGAGATCCAATGTATCTTCTGGATGATGACGTGTTTGTGGATATATTTTCGCACGAGGGGCTGCCATGGCCAATTCCCAATTAAAAGGGGAAATAATGATTGAAAAGGGGCTTTGCCCAGGCGCCGTTAATACAACAGCAGAACGCAAGGTGATAGCCTTACAGGAAGGCCTAAAGCCCGGGGATAACATCGTATTTGTTACAGGGCTGTCGGTTAAAAAAATAACGTATGTACATGAGATAAGTTTTGATTTTAGCTGCCCTGGAATGGCAGATATTGATAATAGTTTTGTTACAATGGCTGCCGATGTCCAGAAAGACGGCATAGCCTGTGAGGTAGCGGTAAACAATGGGTAAGAAGGCGTTCAAGATAAAAAGGCAGGATTTAATTGAAGCCCAGGTTGAATTGATGTCCGCCATTAAAGAACTTATAAGAAAGCTGGGGGAAGCGAGCAACGAGAAAACAAGAAAGGCGGTAGAAGCCCTTGTACTGATAGAACTGTATAGCAGCCTTACCGACAGGAAACACCCCCGGTTGAACATGGTAACCTGTTGCGATGTGGATTATTGCATAAACTATATACGGGAAGTGGGGCTTGATATAATTACAATGAGCGAGGACTAAAATGCGCCCGAAGTGTAACACTTGCAAGAGAAAACAAAATTGCAGGAATTGTAAGGCAACCCACAGGCAAGGGTGCGAAAGGCATACGGACAATGTGGAAACAAATGCCCGATATAGAAAATCGTATCCCCCGGAAAGGAAACATTACTATTTTGAAAAATAGGGAATCTGAAACGCTGATAATTGAAAAAAGCCCTCTCAGGCAGGCTGTTGATGAGTCTTTGAAGATATGGGGCGAACAAATAGCCGCCTACTATAATGACGCAATACAACACGGCATGAGCCCAATGGAAGCCAGGGAAGCCGCAAGCCGCGCAATGGCTGACGAGTATAGAAAATGGAAGGCTGATATAATGTCCGACATACCGGCCTATCTTATAACCATAGACACCGACAAAGAGAAGAAAGCCCAGGCCGTTATAGACAACCTTCTCTACAGCCCTATGAGAGAGTGGGAACGCATTAAAGAGATAGCCTATGAGGAAACAGGACACAGAGGGGCGCTGCTGTAGGGTGCATTACACGGTATAAAGGCCGCTTATCGCTTTTTACTTGCCTTTTTGGGTAAAACAATTATAATTCATTCATAAATGACGCGAAAAAAATGGTAGGTACTTTTGAAAACCGAAAGGATGAGGGTGCTGTTGACCCCAAACGCCGTCTAGCCACAAGAATTTTTTTTTAACGGTTGCACAGGTACATTAAGGAGACTGTTTTGGTCGTAAAGAAACCGATTAGGGGTAACTCAAAAAAGAAAAAAGAAATTCCTGATAAGAAAAAACCAGTCGCAGAAAAAAAACCAGCGAAAAAAAATGATGACGAAGCAACCGAAGGCAGCCCCAGAATATGGGAAGGCCCAGACGGGAAGAAGTTTTGCAATATCGCTTATTTGTCGAAGTCTACCGATACGAGTATCAGGGAATTACGGCATTTACAACAGCAGGGAATAATAGAACCGGCGATAAAAAACAAGGGCAAGGAAAGCGCGTATGATTTCGCAAAGAGTTATGCCGCGATGTTCGCCTATTACAAAAGAATAGCGAGCAGCCGCAGATCGGGCGATTCAAAAGAAATGGAAGAAGAAAAACTGCGGCAACTGGCGGCAAAACGCGAACTAGAGGAAATGAAAGTGCTTCGGGCGCGCGGCGAATTACATCATGCCGATGACATAAAGCGAATATTCGGCGCCATGTTCAGCCGGGTGCATACCGGGTTTGAATCATTCCCGCTAGGGCTGGCGCCAAAACTTGCCGGAAAAACTAATGTAATGGAGATCGCGGGGGAAATAAAAACCCATCTGGACAAAATACTGTACGAAATAACGGAATATGACATCGAGGCATTGAAGATGAATGTCGGATATGATTATCTTGCCGCGCTGGAGGCCGAAGAGGAAGACTATGAGCCGAAAGACTGAGTTTGATAAAACAGCCAGCATATTCGTTTCGTTATTAAAGATATTAAGGCCGCCCCCCGATCTAAAAGTTTGGCAATGGGCTGAAAAATACCGGATCATGTCGAATGTGGAAACATCATCACCCGGACCGTGGGACAACAGCCGAACGCCGTACTTGATAGAAATAATGGAACGCCTGACAGATCCGACAGTTTCAAAGATAGTGTTTCTTGCCGCCCGGCAAATGGGCAAGTCAACGGTATTCCTAAATTATCTTGGTTATCTGATATACATTAACCCCTCCCCCGTTATCATCATACAGCCTACCGGGGACCTTGCGGAGAAATTCAGCAAAACCCGCGTCTCCAATATGTTCCGGGATACTCCGTGCTTAAAGGGATTAGTGCCTGATGACAAGTCCAGGGATTCAGATAACAAGATTTTATATAAAGAATGTACGGGTATGTTTTTAATTTTGACGGGAGCAAACAGCACGGCCGGAATTATATCTATGCCTGTTCCTATACTTTATTTTGACGAAATAGATCAGTATCCCCAGGATTTATACAAACAGGGCGATGTCATATCAATAGCTGAAAAAATGCAAACTAACTACCCCAACAGGAAGAGTATATATACATCGACACCCACATTAAAAAATATGAGCAGGATAGAAGCGGTATTTGAGGTGTCAACCAAACACCGATGGAGTCATAAATGCCCGAAATGTGGGGCGTGGTCGCAATTCTCTTGGCGTAACCTTGATTTTGAGACAGTAAAAATGAAGTGTCCGTATTGCGAAACATTACACACAAGGCGGGAATGGGAGGCTGAGGGTAGTATGTGGGTAGCAGAAAATCCGGAAGCGAAGATTATCGGGTATCACATTAACGCGCTGGATCATCCTTCCGTTACATGGGATGAACTTGTAGAGGAATTTGTCGAGGCAAACGCCGCGGCAAAGAAAGGGGATTTTTCCCTATTGAAAACATTTATCAATTCCCGTTTGGCCGAGTCATGGGAAGAATCAGGGGAAGTAGTGGAATCGCACACCCTTGAAACGCGGCGCGAAGTTTATAAGGCTGAATTGCCTGACGGGGTATGCGTTCTGACAATGGGCGTTGACGTACAGGACAACCGCTTGGCTTATGAGATAGTCGGATGGGGGATTGGGTTTGAATCATGGGGCATAGAGTATTCGGAAATATTCGGCGATCCGCGCCTTGGGGACGTGTGGAATCGTATTGACGATCTGCTTAATCGGACATGGGCTTTTGGCAATGGAAAACAATTAAATATAAGCCGGGCAGCGATTGACACCGGGGGGCACATGACGCCCCAGGTTTACGCGTACTGTAAAGCAAGGCAGTCTCGCGGTGTTTATCCGATTAAAGGCCAGGGCGGCGACAGGCTTCCGTTGACAAGGCCGTCAAAAGAAAGCAGGGAAAAAGGCCTGTTTATAGTCGGCGTAGACGGAATCAAATCCGATATTCTATCATGGCTTAAAATCGGACATCCCGGTGACGGGTATTGCCACTTTCCAAAAGATAGTGAAAAAGACATGGCCGTCAGGGGATATGACGCTGTATATTTTGATATGCTGACCGCCGAGAAAAGAGTGCCGGTAAAAAACAAAAAAGGATTTACCGGGTATGAATGGCATAAGGCGGCCGGGGCAAGGAACGAAGCTTTTGACTGCCGCGTGTATGCCCGCGCCGCCCTTCGTATCATGTCAAGTAACGATGAATATATGCTGAGACAGATGCATTCAAGAGAACTCTGGGCGGCGACATGGGCAGGCGGAGAAAAAGGAATGGAAAATATCGAACTTGCCAATAAGCCAGCGAAGCCCAAAAAGAAAATTGACAGGAACAAATTAGGCGAAGAGGGAGGAATTTATTTATAAAGTAGTTGACATTAAATAAAAATGTGGTATTTTAGAAGATAATGAAAAATCAGAATGCCCAAAAAATAGCGGACGCGAAAACCGAACTCGAACAAATTAACGGCGCGATATCCGCCATACTGTCAGGGGGGCAGGGTTACAGGATTGGAAGCCGAAGCCTTCAGAAAGCGGATCTTGCCACCCTGTACAAGCGCAAAGACTCCCTTGAAGATTTGATTAGCTCCCTTGAGGGAAGCGGTACGGGGTTTGGGCGGATAATACCAGTAGGATAAAACGCGGAACGGGAGGGAAAATGGATCTTACCGATAAACAAATCGAAGCCATAAAAGCGGCGGCGCGGCCTATCAAGTACGGGAGCGTTACCATTCATATTGGCGAAGTAAACCCGTATCTGGAGATTGAGGCCATTGAGAAAACCAGGGTCGCGAAAGAAACCGGCGCAGCCCAGGAAAAGAAAAAAATTGCTTGACAATTTTAGGAAACTGTATAAATAATTAAAACGAGCTGGCAATCTTACAGTTTTTCTGTATTGACCCAGTAAGATACCGGAAGCCCCGGCGTAAGCCGCGGGCCCGGTTGCAAATAAAAATAGGCTGAACCGAACAACGGAAGCCCCTTATAACCAAACCTTGCAAGAGGTGGGTTATGAGGGGCTTTTTTTATGCTCTCGATTTAGGAGTATGGATTGAGCGTGCTGGTAAACGAATACGGAAAACCATTTCCCAAAAGCAACGCTAACAGAATACCCGCGCAATCCGTATCATTAAGCAACGCCAACAGAATACTCGCGTCGGGATATTCAAGCGCCGCCGCTTCATTGCTCAAGCCGGTATTCAAGGGGTGGGACTGGCAGGGCGCCGATCCCGACTCCGACATAGTACAGCACCTGCCGATTATCCGGCAGCGGTCAAGACAGTTGTCAATGGAAGCGCCGATAATCGCGGGTCTTTATAAAACGCTTACGACTAATGTTATAGGCGACGGCTTGCGGCCTGAGCCGACCCCCGACGCTGAATATCTTGGAATGACGCCCGATGACGTAAAGAAATTCAAGAACCAGGTATTGCGCCTGTGGGATTCATTCGCGGAAAGCCCGAATTGCGATTGTCGCCGTCAGGATAATTTTTATGAATTGACGCGACTCGCTTTCAGGTCGCAGTTAGAATCGGGCGATTGTTTTGTAACCATGCCGCGCTTCGAGCGCCGGAACGCCGCATTCCTTCTCAAAATACAAGTGATTGAGGCTGACTGTGTGGACACCCCCGAAGGCCCGGATCGGATGGAGCATGAATTAAAAGGGAATGACGTTCTGGGCGGCGTGGAGATTTCCCCATGGGGCCATGTTGTAGGCTACTGGTTCTATACGGGTACGCATAAAAACGCGACGTATCGCCGGAGCTGGCATATAAGCAATATAGACAGGCCGCGATGGATTTTCATTCCGGCATACGGCGCGGAGACGGGGCTGCCGAACGTGCTTCACTTAATGGAAACATTAAGGCCTGGGCAGCGTCGCGGCGTTCCCCTTATCGCGCCCACAATAGAATTGGCTTTAACGCTTGACCGTTATATGAAAGCGGAAGCGATAGCGGCGAACATTCAAGCTCTTTTCACTTTAATCATTACTAAAGAACGCCCTCAAACAATCCCTGGGGAATTGGCTGCGCTGGAAGAACAATCCCATGACGCGGTTGACAGTTTAATTAAGCTTGGCCCCGGTATTGTCCAGTACGCGAAAGAGGGAGAAGACATTAAGCCGGTAAACCCCAGCCGTCCGACAACGGCGTTTGAGCCTTTTATAAATTCCGTTATCCAGCAAATGGGGCCGCCTACTGGAATGCCATACGAAATGTTAGTACAGAAGTTTCAAGCGTCTTACAGCGCCAGCATGGGCGCGATGAATATGGCAAGGGGCGATCTGCGCGTTAAGCGATCCGGGATAATCGTTGATTTCTGCGATCCCGTATTTGTCGCATTGATGGACGAGGCCGTAGCGCGGGGCTGGTTAGACGCTCCGGGGTATTTTGAAAACCCGTTGGCGCGAAGGGCATATACGAGGGTTAAATGGAACGGCCCTGGATTGCCGCAGTTGGATTTTTACAAAGAGGTACAAGCATGGGAGAAAGCGGTCGCCCTGGGTTTCGCGACGGCAAGCCAGGCGACGTCCGAATTGAACGGCGGGGACTACATGGAGAATTTAAGCGTCCGCGCACGGGAAATAGAAGCGGCTATAGCTGCCGGCTTGTCGCCCGCGGCCGCCGCTGGAATGACAGGCACGGCAGGCGCGATCCAGTCGGTAGACGGCGCGAGCCAGGGCGTTAATCAGGAGGGGATTCAGAATGGGTAAGTTTTATACGATGAAAAAAATTCGCGCCCAAAACGGCGGGTCGGTTGGACGCGTGGACATTTACGGGGAGATAAGCGCGGTAGAATTTTGGGGCGATGAAAAAACGCCTTCACAATTCATTGAAGATTTGAATAACCTGGGGCCTGTAAGCGAAATCGAAATTCACATATTCAGCAACGGCGGCGATCCTTTCGCGGCATTGGCCATATATGCGGAAATCAAAAGACGGACTGAAAAAATAAACGTCTACATTGACGGCATAGCGGCATCCGCGGCCACATTGATTTTATGCGCCGGTGATACCGTGTACATGGATGAAACGTCCATGCTCATGGTGCATAACCCCTACCAGCTTTTAATGTTTGCC